GTATTGGTGGACTAACAGATGTAGAAGGCATAGAATCCGGCGATAGCAAAGAGCGCCTTGATGACACAATCCGAGATTTTCTTTCACAAGGGAGAGACACAGCCAAAAAGCCTTCTAATGTAAAGGTTTAGCCCATGGCCTCTCTGACGAAAAAAGAGATTTTAAAAGAGGTCGTCAAAGCCGGAAAAGATCCGGTTTACTTCACAATTAATTATTGTAGGATTTCTCACCCACAAAAGGGCCTCATTCCTTTTAAGGCATACGATTATCAGCAAGAACTATTAAGAGACTTTAGCGACTATCGTTTTAATATTATTCTTAAAGCCAGACAGCTTGGCATCTCTACAATTACGGCAGCCTATATCGCATGGCTAATGCTATTTCATCGTGATAAGAACATTTTGGTGGTGGCCACAAAACTACAAACTGCTACCAATCTGGTTAAAAAAGTAAAGGCCATTATTAAAAACTTGCCACCATGGATGAGAATTAGTGATATTGAGGTCGACAATCGTACATCTTTTGAATTAAAGAACGGATCTATGATTAAGGGATCCTCCACCTCAGGGGACGCGGGCCGTTCTGAGGCCCTATCTTTATTGGTAATTGATGAGGCGGCGCACGTTGAAAAGCTGGGTGAACTCTGGACTGCACTTTACCCCACCCTATCGACAGGAGGCCGCTGTATTGCCCTCTCTACTCCCAACGGCGTGGGCAACTGGTTCCACCAGAACTGTGTAGAGGCCGAAGCAGGCACAAATGATTTTTACATGACCACTCTTATGTGGGATGTACACCCCGATCGAGATAAGAAATGGTTTGAAAAAGAAACCAAAAACATGTCTAAGCGACAGATCGCCCAAGAGTTGGAGTGCAACTTCAATGTGTCCGGCGAGACTGTCATTCACCCTGATGACATTCAGTGGTATTTAGAAAAGACTATAGCGCCAGAGTACAGAACCGGCTTTGATAGAAATTATTGGATATGGAAAAAGCATGACCCAGAGAAGCCGTATTTAATAGTTGCAGACGTCGCTCGCGGAGACGGAAAAGATAATAGCGCTTTTCACATATTTGAATTAGAAAGTATGGAAGTGGTGGGAGAGTATGTAGGCAAGCCAACGCCAGATGACTTTGCTGATATACTTTTTGGAGTTGCTGGAGAATACGGCAACCCTATGCTTGTGATAGAAAACAACAATATAGGCTATGCGGTACTTAAAAAGTTGATCGATAAAGAGTATCCTAACTTATATCACTCTAGGAAGGGCGACCATCAATATGTAGACCCTGTTGCGGCACAGTGGCAGTCAGGGGTCATCCCAGGCTTTACCACGTCTTCTAAAACGCGACCTTTGATCGTGGCGAAGATGGAAGAGTTTATGAGAAACAAACTAATTACAATTAATTCTAATCGCTTGCTTTCTGAAATGAAAACATTTATTTGGCATTCTGGACGACCGCAGGCGATGCGAAGTTATAATGATGACTTGGTGATGTCGTTTGCAATAGGGTGTTGGGTAAGAGATACTGTGATTATTGAAAGCCAGAAAAATATAGAATATAGTAAGAGTTTTATCTCTGCTATTAGCACGTCAAAAACCAACATCTCAACGACGATACCAGGAATGGCAGATCATAAAGTGACAAAAGAAAATCAACGAATCGCTGCAGCCGATGGGTATAATGAACAATACTATAGTTTGATAAAAGGATAAGAAATGGCCAAGAATAACGAGAGCAATCCCAGAAATCCCGCATCACCTCTTTTTAAGAGATTAACGAGGCTTCTATCTGGACCCATAGTAAACTATAGAGCCCAAGTCGCACGCCAGGATCGTCGCAATAATTTAGATAAATATCGTTATCGTTTCCGTTCTATGAGCGGCCAAGAGTTCCGACGATCTGATAACAACTATTCTCAAAACTATAATATGATGACCTCGGCTGCGTTCAGAAACCAGAACCGGGCCGAACGATACATTGACTTTGAGCAGATGGAGTACATGCCTGAGATCGCGTCAGCTATCGATATCTATGCTGATGAGATGACAACCTCAAATGAGTACGATCGCCTTTTGAATATTGATTGCTTGAACCACGAGATTAAAACGATTCTTGAGTCTCTTTTTTATGATGCTCTTAATATTGAATTCAATTGTTTCGGCTGGGCCCGGTCGATGGTTAAGTATGGGGACTTCTTTTTATATTTAGATATTGATGAAAAACTTGGGATAACATCAGTCATTGGCATGCCCAATAATGAAGTCGAGAGGCTCGAAGGAATGGATGATTCCAATCCGAATTATATACAGTACCAGTGGAACGGCGCCGGCATGACATTCGAAAGCTGGCAGGTTGCACACTTCCGAATCTTAGGTAATGACCGCTATTCCCCATATGGTACTTCCGTCCTTGACCCAGCGCGCCGTATCTGGCGCCAGCTTGTTTTGCTTGAGGACGCGATGATTGCTTATCGTGTTGTCCGCGCACCCGAGCGCCGCATATTTAAGATTGATGTGGGTAACATTCCGCCCCAAGATGTTCCGACCTATATGGAAAAAGTTAAGACGGAAATGAAAAGAAACCAGCTTGTTGATGTTAACACGGGCCGGGTGGATCTTCGCTATAATCCTCTTTCTCTAGAAGAAGATTATTTTATTCCAATGCGAGGCGGGGTGGGTTCCGACATTAGTTCGCTCCAGGGTGCTTCAAGTCTTAATGACATCGATGATGTTAAATATCTGCGCGATAAGCTGTTCGCAGCAATTAAAATCCCACAAGCATACCTTACAAATCTTGAGGGTGGAGATGAAGATAAGACCACTCTGGCCCAGAAGGACATCCGGTTTGCCAGAACGATCCATCGACTCCAAAGATCTTTGGTGGCAGAGCTTGAAAAGATGGCTATTGTTCATCTTTATACTTTAGGCTTTAGAGGCAATGATTTACTTTCTTTTAAAATTACTTTGAATAATCCGTCACGACTCGCCGAATTGCAACAGCTTGAATATATGAGAACAAAATTTGAAACTGCTGCCTCCGTTCCTGAAGGAACTTATAGTAAGAGGTGGGTGGCGTCTAATATTCTTGGCCTTTCGGACTCAGAATTTCTTAGGAACCAGCGCGAAACTTTCTACGATAGGAAATATCAACAGTCCCTAGAAGGACTTGCAGAAGAAGGCCTTTTGGCCGACGACGCCGCGGGCCTTGGAGGAGACCTCGGCGGCTTAGGCGGCGAAGGCGACCTTGGGCTCGGTGGCGAAGGCGACCTTGGGCTCGGCGGCGAAGGCGACCTTGGGCTCGGTGGCGAAGTGCCCCCGGGGGAAGAAACACCGTTATTGGCAACACCTCCTGGCCGCCGAGACGACGGATCTACCAAACATGAAGGTGGCCCGCACATTCCCTCACCCGGAGGCGATAACAGGCGCCACGGCGGCACCGGTGGACCCCGCCGTAAAACGAGAAAAGAAGCGATGCCAGTAGAGACCAACACGTGGCGTAAAAACGCCGGCACCGGTATAGGAAACCCAGGAACGCGTTCTGCGAAGACTGATGTAAGATTTGGTCTGGAAGAACAAAAACAGTCTACTTATAATAGAGATGAGATAAATTTATTTGAGAATACCACGAAGGTTCGCCTTCTGGTGGAACAGATGGAGAAAAAAGAGGCACCCGAAGATGAAGCATAATAAGAAAAGAAATACCGCTTTTATATATGAAACCCTCTCGCGTGAATTGGCAAAAGCGGTCGTTGAAAAAGACAACAACAGAAAGACCGAAGTGTTATCGGTGCTTAAAGAGTATTTTGCAAAAGGCCGGCCCTTAGCAGAAGAGCTTAAACTCTATAAGGTTCTTTTGGAGACCAGAAATATTCAGCAGCCACTTGCTGAGCGCCTCCTTCAAGAAACAAAGTTTGCGTACTCTCGTCTCAATGATAGTGAAATTTTTGATGCGCAGTCTAAAATAATCTCTGCAATTAATAAAAAACTGGGGAATCATGTGTGGGCAAATTTTGTTCCTAACTTTAAATCCCTGGCTTCGGTCAGTGCTATATTTAATCCTAAGACATCAGTTAAAGGGAAAGTGCTTTTTGAACAATCTATTATTGATATTATGAGCACTGAGGTACCATTAGCTGAAGTAAATAAAATGGAATCTATAGATAATTTAACATACGATTCTTTTATTAACAAATTCAATGAAAAATACACAGGACTCATTAAAGAACAAAAAGATTTATTAAATCAGTATGTCACAAGTTTTTCCGATAACGGCTTAGAGTTAAAAATATTCTTAAACAGGGAGCTGCAAAGATTGAAAGAGGTCATAAACAATAAGTCCCTAGAGACCGATCAGCCCATGATGCAAAATAAATTACAAGAAGTGTTAGTGTATCTTGAAGAATTTCGAAAGAGAGAGTTTACCGACACGGATCTAAATAAGGTTCTAATGACTCAACAGCTTGTTCGGGAGGTGTCAGAACAATGATTACTGTCAAAATCGGCGGCCCCCAAGCTACCGTCAAATTAAATGCTAGAAAAGGCCTCGATGGTTCGCTTCTCATTTTAGACCATCAAAAAATAGATATTGTTGTTACTCCGAAGGATATGAAAATTGTGACATTTCCAAAAAGCATCAGCACAGAAGATGTATATGATTTTCAGAATAGACTTTTAGAACTGCTAGCAGACCGAGGGATTATAGATAGATCCACGATTCAGGGCGGCAACGTGTTTAGATCTTTAGAGGGAGTTATCTACGAGAGCAAAGGAGTTAATTCTTTGCAGGCTGCTGTATATGTCATTAATGAATTTATAGTGTCTGAGGCTCACCACGAGCATCTTGCTGATGAATACCAAAAAGAGCTCGAAGATATGTATACGCACCCGACTGATCGCGACTCCACCGAATACGGTGAAATACCGCAGAACGCCGAGAAGGGTTCCATGCGCCCGGGCTACTACTACTACCCACTTCGGAATCGGTATTAGATAATGAGTGAGATGAAGCTTATAATGGAGGGCTGGCGCCAACTCCAGAACGAAGTTGAAGTTGAAGATTTAATTATTGAAATCAACCAACTATCAAAAGAAATAATTGATTATACTAGTCTTTTAACTGAGCAGCAGCTGCTAAGTGAAGAATTTCTACGAAAGGCCGCCGCATGGCTCGGCAAGAAATGGAAACAGATGTCTGGTTTGCTTGATCAACTATACCAAAAATCTAAAACTTTATTTGATAAAATGGGGAGTATACGTAAAAAAACCGGAGACGCCTATATTGGCTCCATGGCTAGGATTTATTTAGCACTACAAAAACTGTTACCAAAGGCCCCTCGGAGTGACTTTCAGCAAGTATTATCTGCGTACTCGGAGGCTATGTACGGCCTTTGTGAAGAAGAACTGGGAGAAGCTTGGCAGGAAAGAATACAAAAAGCAGTCGCAGAGGCACTCAGTGAAAGCTTACCTGATCTGAAGACCCAGGTACCACAGGACAAAGAAGAGCAAAAGAAGTTTCTGGAACAAAACGCAGACCGATTTGCCCAGATTATCAGAGAAGCAGTTCTTAATCACCCTGAACTTAAAGATGCAAAATCCATGATAGAGAAAGCTGCCTCCCCGGAAGAACTTGAAAAAGCTTTTGCTGATCGATTAAACGCCAGCGGCCTTAATCTGGAAATGGTTAAGGGATTTGCTATCGGCTCCTCCTTCATGTTTACCTTTGGTGTAATTGATAATGTAGGGCTTTTTGTTGGAATGGCTGCGGTTGAAGACTTTTTGTTGGAAGCCGGCTTTGATTCTATGGTCGCGGCCGGCTTTGGGAACACCCTAAGTGATGCACTTGGCGTTGTCCTCGGCGGTGCAGTATATTTGTTGTTGAAAAAAATGTTGGGTGCCAAGGGCGAAGGCACCATAGCCCAGCAATTTGTGGGTGTTGTTGCTGGCTGTTTGGTGCCTGTTGGTGTAAAAATGACATGGATGTGGCTCGTTGCAAACGGCTTTATCCCTCCGGATTAAAATAAGGAAAATAAAATGGCTTCAAGTTGGTTCATTGTGAAAAAAAGAAAGCACCTAAATATGGATATATTTCGTGCAGGACTGGGTAACACAGCTAGCGACTTAATGTATCAACTCTTTCCTTTGCCAAAAAGAATTAAAGACAACATTCATTCTAAGAAAAAACTAGAAGAAAAAGAAAGCACCTAACAAATGGAATTACTACATTTTATACTCGCCGCATACGGCATGACATTTATTATTATACATGGACATATCTTTAATAAGATACGCCCAGAATGCGCTTCCTGGGGCGGCTTCGGTCGTTTATTCCATTGCCACTTGTGCATGGGATTTTGGGTTGGCGTGTTTCTCTGGGGCATTAGTCCATATACAGAACTATTTAGTTTTAGCAATCAGCCTATGACCGCATTCATGTGCGGCTGTATTAGTGCTGGAACCTCATACTTTTTGAGTATGCTGGTAGAAGATTACGGGATCCGAGTGATCCATAAAGGAGGTGAGCAATCATGAAAAAATGGATGATCCAACCAGTTCGACGATGCTGCTCCGGCAGTTGACTATTTTAAATTAAAGGAATAATATAATGGCACGCAGAAAAAACACAAAACGAATAGACCCAAGATACTTCTTGAACGAGACGGTATTGCGGGAGGATGAACTCGCCTTTAACGCGGGAGATATTATTCAATACCATCCGGTGTCCAATCCCGACGACGGACCCTACAACGCTGTTGTTGATGAGGTTGAGTTCAGTCCCGGACATTGGGCCGGCCGCGATGTCGAACAATTAAGGAGCGGACAATGGAAGATCTCTTCCACGGCCAGGCACGGCAAGGGCGTCACCGGACCCTATGATCTTGTGGTGGGAGTCCACCCCGCTAACGACGAAGAACACATTGGCTTTTAAAGGAATAAAACAATGGCACGCAGAAAGAACGTAAAAAGAATAGACCCCCGATACTTCTTGAACGAGACAGTGAATCGCAATGATGATGGTGCAGTGCTTGGGGAGTCCGGCGCCGACGTCAACGCGGCCGGCCTCGGGGGGATTGTTCTTAAAGACCCGCAGGCGCTGATCGCGCGAGTCAAAGAACTCATGGCCGCCGATGAGATTACTTCAGAAACCTTCGACACCATCAAGCGCGCCCTAAACAAAGCGAAAGGGGACGCGCAAGATGACCATAGACTTAAACTTGACCTCGACAACGTGATCATGCGCCTGATAGGTATTGGTATAGTGGATGGCTGGATCGATCACGACAGTCGCGAAGGCAGAGGACCAGCGCGCAGGCTCGGTCTGCACAGCACGATCGGAGACTGGGGTACCCCGAAGCAAAGCGCCGAGTACAAAGAAGGATTGAGGCGCTGGGCCGCGGCCTCAGCCCGGGCGTAAACTATGACCCAACTTCTCCGAGAATACTATGAGCTATGCGAAGGCGGCGTCTGTCAGGACTTACTGACGGAATCCGAGAAGTCCTTTGTCCGTGAAGGTGGGCTCATCTTATCCGGCAAACTCCAGCAAGCTGAATGTGAAAACGGCAACGGCCGTGTATATCCCCTTCCCATCCTTTCAAGAGAGATCGGAAAGTATAATAAAGTCGTAGCAGACAACAGGGCGTTAGGAGAACTTGACCATCCTGAGTCCTCTATCGTTAACCTCGCCAACGTTTCGCACATGGTCACGAAGATTTGGATGGAAGGACCTGCAGTGATGGGCAAGATCAAAGTCCTGACCACACCTGCCGGGCAGATATTGAAGTCCCTTATAGAAGCCAATGTAAAAATTGGTATATCGTCCAGAGGTTTGGGCTCGGTACGAGACGAACGTGGTAAGACATATGTTGAGGACGACTTCCAGCTGATTGCGTTTGACATTGTGTCCGAGCCGTCGACCCCTAACGCCTTTATGGCCCTTTCTGAAAGCAAGCTCATGAATGAACAGGTCGAAAAGAATAATAAGATACTCAGCTTAATCAACAGCATCTTAGAAAATTAGTCATGCGAATAAGTCGTCAAGAGTTAGAGAGACTGATAAAAGAAGAACTCCAAGAAGCTCTTGAGCAATATCCTGCTGATGCCATGGCCGAGATCACGGCAACTATTTTTAGTCTTGCTGACCAAGCCGGAGTAGAAACTACCGGTGATCAACGAGAGAATATAGTTAGAGAAATAGAAGAACTCCTAAGAGGGAAGGGTTTTGAACTGCGAGAACAGGAATTAGTTTTCGCAGAACCCCTCAATCTTGATCTGGGAGGGACTCAGTTGGGGGTCCTCATGCTCGCCATCCGCAACGCTTTACCCGGCTCATGGAATCAAATGATCAAGGCATTTGAGAGAGGGGGTATCAATACTGGCCTAGCGTTAGAACCAGAAGACGACGAAGATCACGCGCCTACCGTTACGGTCCCACCGGTGAGCCCTCCCGAAGAAGAAGAGGAGGAAGACCTCCCATCGATCCTCACTGTAGCTGATCCCGAAGAAGAAGGGGAGGAAGACATCCCATCGATCCTCACTGTAGCTGACCCAGAATCTGTCGATGCATCCGAATTCAATAAGTTTTTCTTAACTTTGGACGACCAGAGTATGAAGGCACTTATAAAGGAGGTGCCCAGAATGCCCTTCACCGGTGCGCTTGCCGGCGCAGACGACGCAACTAAAGCTCGTTTCTATGAGTTTATATCTCCAAGAGCCCAGGAATATCTGGAAGATGACCAGGAGGTCATGGTGGGCCATGGCGGTGGCCCCCTGGAACCTGAAGACATTCACAGATACCAGCAGGAGGTATTAGAGTTCGCTAGGGATATGGGCCTAGGCAAAGAAGAATCCTTTGAGAATCCCTGGGCTTTCAAATGGTTCTGGGAAGACGACGCCATGGCCGATCTGGATGATGACAGAGAAGACTCAGAGATAGTTCGCAACCTCAAGTCTATCCCCACGGGCAAAGAGATTACAATCGGGGTCATCGCTGGTCTGGCTGGCACAGCAGGACTCTATGCGTTATGGAAGTATTTATTTGGAGCAGAAGATGACGAGCAGCTCCCCCCGGGCCTGGCCCAGTCTGTTGCAGATCAGGCGGAAGAACTTGAAGCCCTGAGTGGAATAGATATTCAGGACCCCGAGTTTATGGTGAGCGTAATCAAATGGGTTCTTTCTCTGACCCTAGATGAGGGACAAATGGAGTGGGTCAATCGCATCGAGCCGATTATCCGGACGCTATCACAACAAGAGTGGACTGGTGCCGACCGCGCGCAGATGGGCAAAACCCTGTCGGCACTGCTGGACGACGTTCCGGGAATTGAATTGATAGACAAACTACCAGGCGGCCGCGAAAAGGTTGTCGAAGTGATGATGGGTAAATGGGATGGCATGTCGGATAAAGAGCGCATTGATACGCTTCTTATGCTTGCCCCAGAAGAATATCTGGAGATGTTAGATCAAGCCATTTATGCTTCGCCCAGGATGAGCGAGATCCCCGGTATGGATTTCCCTGGAGTCAGAGCAGGACTGAGGGACTGGCTCGATGAAGTCGCCGGCGAGGACTTCCCCGACGGCGCTGACTTTGATCCCCCGCTGTGGGTATTTATGCTTTTGGCCGGCGCGCGCCTGGGACTGCTCCCGGTCGAAACAGCCCAACGTACCGCAGGGATTATATATGACATCGAAGAGTCTGTAGAGGAAAGCAAAGAAGATGGCAAGGTCAAGCGCGGACTGAAGCTGATGAAGATGCTTCTCCAAGAACAACAACTAAACAGAATGAAAGTATTAGCGGGAGTAAGATGAAAAGATCAGAACTAAAAAAGATTCTCAAGCCTTTGGTACATGAATGTATTAAAGAGTCCTTGCTGGAAGATGGATTGATTTCGGGTATCATTTCGGAAGTGGCAAAAGGATTGGTCGCGCCCCAAACTATTGTAGAGGCCTCACCCCCAACACCTGATCCAATAAAATCTCGTATGCAACGGAATGCTTTTAATAAAGATCAAGCCAATAAACTACATGAGCATAAGAAAAAGCTTAGCGCAGCAATCGGCGGAGGCTCTTATAATGGGGTCGACCTGTTTGAGGGCACCACCCCTGCACCCGCACAAACAGCAACACAACAACAAGGCAACCCTTTAGCTGATCAAGCACCCAACGATGCGGGAGTAAATATAACCAATTTATTTGGGACCGTCGGCCGAAACTGGACTGCCCACATGAATGATGTAAAAGAAGGAAAGTAGGTACCCCGTGTCTAATAATATTAAAGTAAGTTTGAGGAGGGGCGAGACGGGAGAACGACTCATCCGTCGCTTCATCAAGAAATGTAAAAAAGAGAAAATAGTAGAACTTTATCGATCTAAAACAGACCATTATATAAAACCTTCTGTTGCGAAAAAGAACAAAAGTGAGAAAGCTCGGAGAAACCTCGAAAAGCTACAAAGAAAATTAGATAGGAAAATGTTTAGATAAACATCGAGTTCGATGCTATTTAAAAAGACGGAGATTAGAGCATGTCGACATATAATTATACCCCGGGACTAGGCAACGCTGCTTCTTACCAAGTTTCGGGCAAGCCCTTTGTTACTGGAGTGATAAGTCCAGTGAACGGAGTAGTACAGATAGATTTCCCGGCGGTCACCAGTTGGGTGTTGGTGAAAAATCTAGGCGATCACCCCGCCTTTGTTGGGTTCTCCTCAGCGGGAGTGACCGATGGGGTGGGCGAGAACAACTTCTGGGAGATCGAGCCTGAGGACGGATCCCTCGGGCCCATAGATTTGAAATTGACACAAATTTTTCTGAGCGGAAGCAGGCTAGACGAAGGGAGCCTGTTTGTTATGGCCGGCCTCACCAGCGTTCCGATCGAACAGCTTAACTATGCCTCAGGAAGCGCGGCGCAGCTCGGCGGTAGAGGAATCCAAGGGTCTAACTGGTCCGGCTCAGCCGGCGTCGGCTAGGGGGTCATTAAGAGGTGGGTCTCCAATACCAAGGGTGGGCTTATGTAAGTTGCTCTGCGGGTACCGGATCGGTCCCCCTCGACAGCGCCCAAGGCCCCACAGGGTCTTTACAGTTTCATTCGGGATCAGCAGTCCCGGGCCACAGTGGCATTAGCGGGTCTGCTAACTTATTATATTTAACAGCCTCTTCGGAGTTACATCTTACTGGCAACCTGTTAGTAAGTGGTAATGTTTTAGTAAGCGGCACCATTACGGCCCTCAATTATGATGTTGTAAATCATACAATTACTTATTTGTCTTCCAGTGGTGCCTCTAAGTTTGGCGATTCCACCGACGATCTTCATCAATTTACTGGATCCGTCATGATCAGTGGCGCCGCAAACTCAACGCTTTTCCGAGTCGACGGGGGAGCCCTACCACCTGTTTTGTTTGTTACGGGCTCAGGTCGCGTTGCAATTGGCCACGATTCCCCGGGGGGTGCTCTTTCAGTTAATGGTTCTGTAGAATTTGGGAATGGCAGTGGTGGCGGATATCTTGTATCGCGCGGTGACACTAACACATATCTGCGATTTGGAATTGCAGGTTCTGATTCTATGGCGCTAGTTGCCGGGGGTAAACAATTTATAACTATTGATAATAATGCCACCTCCTCTAATGACTACATTATTTTAGGAACAACGAGTACAGACAACACTTATGTTTCGGGCAATCTGTTTGTTTGCGACGGAACCGCCTCTATTTCCAACCTTAGCGGCTGTTCACCAATTCAGGTGCACGCGCCGATGCAAATACAATCTCTAGATGAAGGCGGCATTCTGTTCGCCGGCACGGACGGTGAGCTAAACACCGACGTTGACAGCCTCCAGTGGGGCACCGACCGCGAAGAAAACGACGGCTATATAGCTCTGTTCGTTTCTTCTTCT